TATTATATAATGTAGCACGATATTCACTACCAACAATTGATGCACTTATACTTCCTGTAAATGAAATATAACTTTCGTATGGTTCGTAACTCATACTTTGCATAGACATAGTTAGATTTTGTAATGTATACATATCTTGTAAAGACATAGTAAATTGACTACTTGCAGTCGGTTCTGTTCTAAATGTAAATCCGTTGGACTGAGATATATAGTAAGCTAGCATTATCTTGTTATTTGCTTGTTTGTATCTTGTAATAACATAGTATTATCTTAAAATAGTTAAAACAAAAAACCCCACTCCGTTAAGAGTAGGGTTTAATATTTTTATGCTATACTGATTAAGCAGCTGACCCTGTAACTACTGAGTAGTTTGCAGTTAAGCTTCCTAAAGCGTTAGTTGTTGTACTTCCTGATAAGAATGCTGCTGGTAATTGTTCCATACCTGTAAAAGTTACTGAATAACCATAAAGGTCACCCAATGCTCCACCTGTTTGAATTGTACCTGCAGTTACATCCGCACCTAATTGTTCACCAACTAACAATGCATCACCATTATTTGTCCAAACGATAATTTGAGGACGACCATAAGCCATAAGCTTTAATTGGGTAGTCATTTCGTTTGTCAACTTTTTAAGATTTAATACCAATTCTTGTGAAAAGAATGTAGTACCATTTTCTCTTGAAGTTGTAACAGTTTCAGTATATGCACTTGTTCCTTTTAATTGGTAGTAATACAATACACTTCCTGAAGGTACTGCAGTTACTTCACCATTTCCGTTTTTAGTGAAAGACCCGGTTACATAGTTAATAAAGTAAACCCCTTGGATACCACCAATTGATTCTTTACAAACTTCCTGTCTTCCAGCTGATAAATTACAAGCCATAATACTTTGTTTTAATTTTGTTAGTTAATGTTAGTATGCTCCGTAGTATACGATATCTTGTCCAACACCGAATTGTACACCAGATGTAAATCTCATGATGATACGATAGTTTTGTGAACCATCAATGTCACTCATGTCAATTACTTTTACTTGGTTATAATCACTTAAAAGCCCTGTCCCGAAGAATAAATTGCTCTTTTGTGCTGCAACGATGTTAGAATCACTCATACCTGGACATAATACCATTTCAATACCTTGGAAGTTATAAGGCTTCTCACCGATATTCATTGAATTGTTCCAACCATTAGCACCTAAACCAGAAGCACCATTTCCTGCCATTGCAGTTTGGAATGCTTTAGCTACGTTAGTAGGGATGTATAATAATAAGTCTTGCTTACCATATACAGTTGCTGGGATTGTTTGAACGATAGAATCTAATTTAGAAACTACATTCGCTGAAGTTACACTACCAGAGATAAGTGCAGATGAACCACCTGTTACTCTTGCTGGTAATACTGCTGTTGCTCCACCTGCTATTACTGATGCAGATAAAATAGTTTGGAAACCTGCGAAAGAACCATTAGTTGAAGTTCCTTGCCAAATGTTTTGTTCAGTTGCTTCTGCTACTTTACCACCAACATAAGATACTAAGAAATCGTTGAATGACTTAGGGATTTCATCAAAAGCTGAAAAACCTAATTGTAAAGCTTCCCAAGATGCTACAAACTCTTGCTTACATAATTGTAAGTTAACTTGTAATTCTTTTGGAGTCAATACTTGTTCTGCGATAGTTACACTACCTGTGTTTGTGATAAAATCACAAGATGCATCATTTACTAAAGATGCTACTGAAATCTTTTGGATAACAGATTTGTATTTAACATTAGGCATGATAGTTACTAACTTCTTGTCCAATGTGTTTGCACTCAATAACGCTGCTGCGATATATCCTGCTGCTGCCTCACCTGCATAACTTGTTGAAGTTACAACTGGGTTTGCAAAGTTTTGAAATTTTTTCATTTTAATTTCTTTTGTTTAATTAATTAATTATATAATTTAGATAAGAAGTTTGATTGTGAATCATTTGATTTCTTACCATAATTGTTTTTGTTTTGAGATGCAAACTTAGTAGCTTCTTCAACTGGAGCACCATCTAATTTAGGTAACTCTTCTTCATCTACTTCAGCCATCTTAACTCCTGCAACTTCTTCAGTTACTTCAGAATTAACTGGAGGATACATTGTCTCTTCCATTTTTGCTATCTTAGCTTCCATTTCAGAAATTCTATAAGCCATGTCCTCAACTAATTTACCCATGTCAACTTCTTCGGTTGGCATTTCTTCGGTTGGTGCATTCTCATCTTCTGTGATTGGTTCTGCAGTATCAGTTTGTTCTGCCATCTTTTGAGTGCCAGATTCTACTGAATTCTTTTGTGTTGGAGTTTCGTTTACTTTTAATAAATCTCCTGATGCTTGTGGAATCTCTTCAACTGGAACCATTTCCATTTCTGTTTCTGCTTCTGGTTGTGCTTCCTCTACATTTTCTCTTTCAGTAATTTTACCATCTTTAGTTACTACTCTGATAATTACTTCTTTACCTTCTGAATCTTTCAATGCTATCTCATGTTCACCATCTGGTGCAGGAGTTTTAGTTCCATCTTCAGAAATTACATCTACAGTTTCACCCAAATCAAAAGTTGGAGATTGTAGTATAGCACCATTGCGTGCTCTTGCGTCTGTTAAAGATACTTCGTCTTCTATGTTTAATAATGACATTATCTTACTTAATACAGTTTTTGAATTCATTTGTATGTGTTTTATACCTTTAATAACAAAGGTTGTTTAAAAAATAGTTATTTTTGTTTTATAATTTGTATGTGATAATTACTATACCACTACCGCCTGGTTCACTTCCACCACTATCATTTGCTTCTCCACCACCTCCAGCACCTGTATTTGTGACACCCGCAGTACCACCATATGCATTACCTGCAGCTGTACTTTGTCCATTTCCACCAATTCCACTACCACCTGTTCCACCTGTTCCACTATAAGGAACACCTTCTTTACATCCACCACCACCTCCACCTGCTCCCCAATAAGACGATGAACCTAATATATTAAATGCTAAACCTGTACCACCATTTCCGCCCGTATAAGTTATACCTAAACTACCACTTTGTCCTACACTTCCTAAACCACCTCCACCGCCTGCAGCACCGGCACCATATCCACCTTTAACATTATATGATGGATAACCAGATGTTCCATCAAATTTACCTCCATCTACTCCTATATTAATTCCTCTTGCATCACAAACTACTGATGATGAAGCACCATCGTAATTTTGAAAACTTCCAGTTCCTACATTAATTGTATATAAACCTGCATTTAAAGTTAGTGATGAAGTAAATAATAGTCCACCTCCTCCACCACCATGTCCATTAGGTCTACCTACTTCTTGTGTTCTACCACCTGAACCACCACCTACTAAAAATATATTAGCATAAGGTAATGCACCAGTAGTTATATTCAATTGACCTGACCCTGTGAATTTTAAATATCCATAAGTGTCAGAACCGGATGTAAATGTTCCTGATATTGCATTTGTTATACTTAACGATGCACTCGCGTTACTATCTCCTCCTAAAAATGAAAATGGTGTAAATCTCATTATACTAAATTTTTAACTGCAGTTGCATAAATTTTAGCAGTATCAAATGTTACAAAAGTTACTATATCTACACTACCTGATTGAGTAGTTGGAGAGTATATATTAAATTGTGGAAATGCAATTGCGGTATTATATGATAAACTTCCAAATCCAACGGATGGTTGTGTTACTAATAAATTTATAGTTTGACCTGCTTTTATATTTGTTGTAGTTAAATTTGTTGTACTGCCTGACACTAATGTTAAAGTAAAGAAATTACCTTTACTTAAATCTAAACTTGCAGTTGAACTTACTATACTTGCTGATATTATATTTCCATATACACTACCAGTTATAGTTTGAGACCCTGTAAATACATTACTACCTGTTGTTGCATATGAGCCTGTTAATAATCCAATTGTATTCCACTTAGTATTATTACTTGCAGTATAAGAATTATATCCACTATTGATTGTTGCTTGAGATGAACTATATGCAACAAGACTAGCTGCACTTGCACTAAATGAAGTTGCAACACTTTGAGAGAATGATTGTGTATATGAATTGAATGAAGATGTATTTAATTTCGTATCAATGTTTGCCTGTAATATAGATGCACTATAATTTAATTGTGCGTCAGTTGCGTATGTTGCATCTAATGAAGCAGAGAAATCTAATAGTTGTACAATAGATGCAGTTGCTGATTGATTAAATCTGTTTTGAGATGCACTAAATGCGGTAAATGTTGCATTACTTGAACTAAAAGATGTTGCAACACTTGCACTAAATATAGATTGAGATGCTGCATTTGATGCAGTATAATCATTAAAAGAACTGGTATTCAATTTTGCATTATCAGAAGTAAATGTCAAAGTAGCAATTGCTCCATTTACATTTTGTACTACTGATGCTGAAAAGAATGTACCTGGTCCTACTAAATTAAATCTTGTTGCAGTACCTTGTACTATACCATTAGATTGTATTTGATTTATAGATGCAGTCCATGTATTAAACGATGCAGTTTGTAAATTCAATGCACCAATACTATAATTTGCAGATTGTGTAAATGAATTGTATCCTGTATTGATTGTTAATTGACTTGCAGTAAAAGAATTCAATGCAGTATAAGATGGATATCCAGATGCAGTAAATGTATTTAATGCACTAATAGAGTTATCTACTGATGCAGTGAAAGTACCATAAGGTATTTCATCTACAAGAGAAGTAATCATACTTGTATTAAAGTCTCTTAAATCTGCAGGTGTAATCTCACCTAAGTTATTATTTGGAAATGAATCTGTATTTAATTGAAATAAGGTTGGTTTAGGTACCGCTGGCATATTGTTATTATTTATTATTAATTATCTATCGTATCAAAGCCGTCAGAGTATCCTAAATCAAATCCACCACCTGTTGGTCTTGCAGATTGTATTTGTCCTATTCCTTGTTGTATTAAGGCACCATCACAGCAACTAACGGAATATGTATCTTTTTCAATACACAAACATCCTCTTCTGCTATTCTTTGGTGAACTTAAACCTCTTGTTGGCCCTATGTAAATACCTGATTGATTCTGTCTATTAACAGAGTATCTTAAATTACCATTGCCTGAATTAGACCATTGACGTGCCATAATAAGCTTTTATCTAATAACAACTATAAATAAAAATGTTATTATCTAACTTTCTTCATTGCTTCGTTATGTAATAGATTATCTACATGTATTTTATCTGCCTTATAAGAAAGATATAATAAACATTTCTCTAATGGTTCTTCTACAACTTGGTTAATCTTGAGGATATCTCCGTTTGCAAGTTCAATAATTGCTTGATATGCTCCCCACTTTTTGCTAAAGTTAACTTGGTGTTGAGAGGCAACTCCATCTCCATCGTAGATTTCAGGATAGAATTCAGTAAGTCCGTTGACAAATTTACAAAAAAAAACAAACAACCAAAGTGTATATCCATACCTAGTTCTAAAAATGGTTTGTGGTCTATGTCACCTGTGTATGATTTAATAGTATATGTCTCGCCTACTTTCTTTACTAATGGTCTGTATAGTATTGACATTATGTTTGCCCAATTGTCATCTATTGTTATTGTATTATATTTTGTTATGTCTGCGAATGCACCATAAGTCATATTAGATAAGTTAGGTTCAAATCCATACTCAACACCATTCACCATAATAAATCTTTGTAGTGGTAAATCAGTATTGTTTATAAACTTACCCAATTCATTTCTAATCATTGCATAATCAGATACTGCTATGTGTGATATGTATTCACTATCTAATCCACATAGATAAGATAACATCAATGCAGTTATTGCATCTTCATCATCTTCATAGTTTTTTAATTCTTGTTGAAACTCTAACCATTTCTTTAAACTTATATCACCATAACTTTGTGGGATACTAAGCGTTACCTCCTTGACCATATATCATTTGTTTTATTGCGTTATTCATTTGTCTTACCTTTGCTTCTTCGTTGTTTAACTTTGCTTGCATCATTATCATTTTTGCTTGTAAATCCTCATTTTCTGCTTGCAAATGTCTAGCATACTCTATCAACTCTTTAATTTCGTTAGAGTTCCATAGGTTTTCTCTAATATTTATATTTTCCGATTGAGATTGCATATTGTCCTGCGTTTATTTTTTTAGCATTTAGTCTTTCCATTACACCATATCTTAAAGCATCTAATAAGTGATTGTTTGCATCTACCGGTATATTTGTCACACCACCATTACCATCATCTATCCACTCATACGAATATAATTCTTCAATCAAATTAGTATTATTTTTTGGAATTACCAAATTAAATTGCTTTACTAAATCTATTCCCCATTGCACACTATCTTTTCCTTTTTTAACACCTTTGGCTAATGGAAAACCACCTCTCTTTATTTCCTCTATCAGTCTTGGTTCTGCACTATCAACTATTATTATATCCTTACTATCTACATTACCTCTCAACATTTCTAATATATCAGCAGTAATCAATCCCTTTTGATATATGTGTTCGTTTACTATTAAATTATTACCTGCTTTCCAAATACCTACCAATGCAGTTGGGTCACTCACATAACCAATATCTAAACCAAAGCAAACAAACTCTGCTGTATCCATATCGTATTCGTCAACAATGTCAAACTCATATATTTGTTTTTCATTCACCGCAAACATACCCAAACCATATGTCATCCAAAATCTAGGGTTGTTTTCTCTATACTTTTCAATAAATCTAACTTGCTCCGTTGGTAAATATGGGTTGTCCTTATATGTCGTAATAAATGTTGCACAATCGTCGCCGGCCTGAACCTGTGATATAATCCAATGTTTCGGTGAGAAGGAAGGATTGAATGATAGTATGATATTACCAGTTGTTCTAATTGCTAACTGTAAGTATTGGTCGTATGACAACTCATTTGCTTCATCTATCCATAGTATGTTTCTGCGTAATCCTTTTAGTTTCTCAGGGTTATCTGTTGAGAAAAACTCTATCTTGCTTCCGTTCTCAAATGTATAAATCTTCTCAGTTGCCATCCATCTCTCTTCATCCCATATGCCCATCTCTCCCATTATATCCTTAAAGTCTCTAAGTGCAGAGGTTCTAAGGGCTGGGAATGTCTTTCTAACTACTGATATAAGTTCGTTAGCTTTTAATGCTCTTACTATTAGATATTGTAGTAATGCAAATGACTTCCCACTTCTAGCCGACCCTTGATGTAATTGTATTTTCTTTTCATTATCCCAAGCGTTCTGAAATGTAATTGTAGTTTCTATATTTAGATTACTCTGTTTCGTCATCTTTTTTCTTTATAGTCACATTTACATTTTGTATTTGTCCACTATGTTCTATCTCTTGTCTTTCAACATATCCTCTATTCTTTCCTTTTGTTTTTAGGAAAAAGATAGTTGCAGTTGTGTTGTTGTCTTTTATCTGCTTAAATAATTGACTCTCTGCAAAGTCTAATGTAATGTCTTGGATAGCATCTACCTCTTTCTTAAAGCCTGCATCTTCGTTATACCATTTATAAAATGTAGAACGGGGTATGTCTGCCTTTGTGCATGCAGTCGTCACAACTCCTAATGTTTGCTCTAATGCTGCTATAATTGCTTTCTTTTTTATGTGTCCACTTTTGTTTATCATATCTTTATTTTTTATTTCGTTTATCCTCTACAATTTGCTCTGTTTGCATAAGTTTATCGTAGTGTGATTGTAATGTTGCTATATGTTCAGGGTCAGTTCTCAATATCTCTTTTTTTGTTTTCATCTTACGAGCTGCAATGATTTCATCTGTTATAGTTTCACATTTCCAAAACTGCTGCAAAGAATAATATACTATTGAATATCTGTATCCACTTGTCATATCATAGTCAATATCCGATACACCATGCAATATATCTTGTCCGTTGAATATTGTTAAAGATTTATCACTTACTTCTAATGCAATATCAAACTCTGGTATAATCAAATATCCACCTGATACTCCTTTCTTAAACACAATCATATTTGATAGGACATCTTTGAAGTTGCCTGAATCAAAATGATATTTTAATTGATTATTTTTGTTTATAATACCAGATGTGAATGGTGTTCCTTCCATTACCCAATCATCTTTTACTTCATTTTTTACTTTATTTTTATGCATTTCAAATATATCTGGAAAGTATTCTTCATAATATTTAACTAGTTCCTTTCCAAAATCTGCTATAACCATATGTTGTTTTGGGTGAGATTGTGCAAGAGAAGTAGTGCTACACCAATTCCTTCTAATAGCAATTCTTGGTGAATATCCAAATATCTTGCTTTGTGATATTAGTCCTCTTGTTCTATATCCATTATCATATGGAATATTTTTAACTGCCCATCTAACTCCACTAACATCTATATCCAAGTTTTTATATAATATCACAGGCACTCCGTTATTATAAATTACCACATCATCTTTTATAACATTTGAAACATCTGACAATAAAGCAGTTCTTGCTTTAAATTGTTCTAAATCTATTGGTCTTCTTTCTAAATGTAATTCTCTCATCGTGCTATAATCTTTATATGTTCTCCATAATCATATCCTGCTTTGTCTGCAAACTTTACTAATTTGGGAAATCTATTTACTAAATATTGACAATCACCTTTGCGTTGTTCTTTTCTTTCTTCCTTTGACCCTACACCACCTTCCGTATATCTTTGGAAATCTGGACATATCCAATTCAATACTAAATTATTACCAAACGCTTCTATGTTGGCTAATGTAAAATAATAATCATCTATTGTATTGACATTAGTATCAAATCTTAAATGTGTTTTTCTAACCAAACATAATCTGCCATCAACAAGTCCTTTAAATCCAAACTTTCTACTTACATTTCTAGGATTATCATTTGCTGAAAAACCAATTAGATTTATTCCAAGTCTTTCTGCAGTTTTAATACAATATGGGAATATAGAATATAAATCTTTCATAGTTGGTCTATCCTTATACTTAAAGTTTGCTTGATTTTTAATGTCAAAATCAACTTTATCTTCTATTTTTAATTTATCAAAGTTAAATGCTTTTATTTTATGGAAGTCATCGCTCATAAAAACTGCCCACTCACCATCTTCCATCAAATATTCTATTGCGCTATTCCTTTGAAATGCCAGGCCTTTTTGATTGTTTGTTACTATTGGTGTTCCCTTTATAGTATTTCCTTCTATAAACTTATTATGTGCTTCTTCACTATGCATCATAACATAATGCTCTATATCATTTTTTTCTAATTCTATGGAAGTTGTTGCTGTATTGTATCTGTCGTAAAAGAAAGCAAATGTTTTCATACTATTTCTTTTTGTTGTCGTATTCGTCTAATAAAAATAATATAACATCTGTATTACTTTCCAATTCATGGTCTTTCATAATATCTTGAAACTTTATGATTATCTTTTCGTATGCTTCTGTTGGAAACAATAAAGTAATTTGTTTTATTTTATTATTGATATATGCACCCAATCTTTCTGCAACTTTATCTTTATCATATGTTGGTTCTTTGTCATCATCATCTAATAAATAACTTGGCACATCTAAACCCCATTCACCCAAATCTTCAATTGTATAAACATTTGCTAATGAGTCCCAGTCCCAATCTCCGTAAGATGCGTTGTCTTTAATAACAAACTCATCTTCTTGTTCTTTTGTAAGTTCTTCTGTTTTTAATATCCATACTTCTTTTAGACCTGCTGCAACCGATGCTTTATATCTCATATTACCACCCAATATTACATCTTCTTTATTTACAATAATAGGTCTCAATTTTAACATTTCTGGGAATTCTCTAATGCTCTCTACCAATTTACGAAACTTTGCATCTTTTATAGTGCGTGGGTTATTTTTGTTTGGTTTAACCGATGTAATTTTTACTTTTTCTATCATATTTTTTATTTTTATTTTTAATTTATATCTAATATTATAACAATCTGGTTTAATATTTGTAGTTGATTAGATGATTTCTTCGAATGCATACATCCCAACTGTTCTTCCATCTGCATCTATTATAACTAACATTCCCGCTCTCCTATTACCCCTTAGTATAAGTTCTTTGTCTTTAATCCAATTCCAATCAAAGTTAAGATGCACATAGTTATAATCTATATTAGTATTCATAATAGTCATGATGGTTTGGATAATCTCTTTGAATATTATTTCTACTCTTTATTGTCTTTGCTTTGTTTGTTTCTGAATCTCGTCTGTCCAATATCCACTTTAATATACCAGTATCCTCTACTTCTTTAAATTGTTTATCGTAATGTTGAGTAAGGAAATCTCTATTGCCTGTTTTTCTATATTGTTTCCATGCAATAACTAATTCACGATGTATTCTGCAAAACCTACTACCTGCTACATTGGTCTTTGTGTCAAATGGATACTTTGGTTTCTTTTCATACTTATCTCTTTTCCTTTGTTCAATTACCTTTTGCTTTTTGTTTTGGCAAGGTTGGCATGTGTATACAGGTTTGAATGTATGAAATGTAGTATCACATTCTTTGCATGTTCTTTCCTCTCCTATTGTTCTATTGAATGGTTTCTTAAACATATGGGTTTTTAATAACTTCTTCTAAATATTTTCTTATCTTCTTTACTGCTAAGAATGTAGTAGACTTGCTGATTTTAATTTTATTACTAACTTCGTCCAAAGTGTCATCCGTCATCCAATACAATTCAAATATCTTTGCTTGTGGCCATTGTCTAGTCACACTCAATCTCTTTAATTCATCAACAACTTCTTCATGTGCTCTTTGAATCATTAAATCTCTTTCTTCATCGTAAGGTATATCATCCTCTCTATCAGGCATTACTTCAACATAAGTTGTCCGATTTAGTTTCCTTACCTTATTCATAAATCTACTATGCAAAAACTTATTGCAGTAAAATAGATTGTAAGAGTTATCACCCCACCAAAGTTTAGGGTTTTGTTTAAGATGTAGATACTCAAATAGTTCTTGCACTAAATCTTCTGCTTCTTCTTTATTTTTAGTTATCTTTTTTGCTTCTCTAACTAACCATGTATTAGATTCAATATATAGATTGGTAAGTCTTCTACTACATTCAATAGCAACACTCCCTGTAATCATTATTTATTCTTTACATAATTTAAAAGAAAGTCAACTGCTCTTTTCCAATGTCCACCTGCGGATGCACAAGTACAAGGTCTGTTCTCATGCACTCCGTTTAGTTTGACAAACATATCCCAAATGTAAGGTGCTTTGTTTTCAGGTAGATATGCTCCTAATCCTTCTACTGTTTCCTTTAACTCTATGAATTCTTGTTCAGTTAGTTCCATTAGTTAATAGGTTTCATTTTTGGTAATTTAATTTCTTCTGCTGATGGTTGAGGCATTGGCTGATTAGGATTGATTGGATTAGATAAGTCCAAAAGATGTTTGATTGTTTCATAATGAGGATGTCTACCACTAAAAGATAATCCCATACATGCAAAGATTAGGACTAAATCTTCTACTCCTTTTAATTTGTTCCAATCTACAAAGTATAATGCATCTTTGTTAATTTCAGTTCCTGCTAATGTTGTTGTTGTTTCCATTTGTTTTTGTTTTTATAATATTGATATTGTTTCTGAATATGATTTGCAAGTTAGTTGATTGAGATACATTCTCCTTCTATCACAACCGCAATTAGAGTATCCTAATTTCCTCGCAACCCAGCTCGCTACATACTTTCCCCAACCAAGAGTTAAAAGTCCTATAATGTGTTCTAATATGCTTCCTATACGAATAAAGCAACCTATACATTTAAATATTTTTTTCATTTATTTCTTTTTATTTTTTTTATGCATTGCACCACCTGTTTTTCTACCTGCTGCTTTTGCATGCATTTTATTTTCCCAGTCTGTGACTAATGATAAATTAGATAATTCATTGTTTTTTTTATCATGGTCTATGTGATGTACCTGTAATGTTTCATCATCTATTAAACCATAAAACGCCTCATAGCAAAATCTATGCGTAAGATATGATTTGGTTGTTCCATTTTCAGATACCATAAATTGTGTATATCCTCTACCATGATTGCATTGAATAATAAACTTTGGTGTCTTACCTTTAAAACTTATTACTTCTCCATCAGTAGTTGCATAGTAAGATGTGTGTGTTGGATGTTGTGCGAATTGTTTTTCTGTTGCCATTTTTTTTTGTTTTCTCTGTTTATAAATATAAGGAATATTTTTAACACTTCCAAATCTATTTTTTAATATATTGTTTTATAATGTTAGATGCCAATGCTGAAATCTTAAACCCATGGTGGTCGCAATATGCTTTAAGTAATTCATGTGTTTCTTTGGTTACTTGAATAAGTGCCCACTCTTTGTCTTGTTTTGTTTGTTTTGTTTTTGTCATTTTGTTATTTGTTTAATAAATTATTTTGATAATGAGTTTCAATTTTATTTAATATTTTTTTAGAAGCTTCTACTATTGCTTCATTTTGTATTGAATAGAGTATTACTTTATATAAATCTATTGCTAAATCAAACTCCATAGTAGTTTCATTTTCTAGCCATGCTTTATATTTTTTTAATCTATTTAATTGTTTTTTTGTAGTTCTTGTTTCTTTCCACATAATTTTTTGTTTAATTATTATTTTCTTAAATCTAAATACTCATTATCATATTTATCTTGTCTTTTATTAAATTGTTCTCTGTATTTTTCTGGCACAATACATAGGCCTTCTTCACAGTCAAATTCAATTTCACCCAATGAATACCATACATTCATTTGTCCGTCATGCACTTCAATATCAAAACCTGCGTCTGATAATATACTATATGCTATTGCTAAATGCATAGTTTCTTTTTTCTTAAATGTTTTTAATTTTTTCATGTTGTTTTTTTATAAATTGTTTAATATAGATGTTATTTCTCTTGTTGCTTCATCATGTAATCTTTCTTTTGATAAATGATTTTGGTATTCTTCTTCAAGTTCATTTAACATTTTTTTATGATACTCTTGTATTTTTTCGTTTTCAATAGAAACTTCTAAAACTTTGTATAGCAAAGGGCCTGCATAATATACTTCTGTATCTTCATGCTCTAACCACTCTTTATACTTTTTTAATCTGCTTACTTGCTTTTGTGTAATTTTTATTTGTGCCATTTTTAATGCCCTTACGGGACTTTGTTTTATTGTTTGTTTAATATTTTGATTTGTTTATTGCTTCTCTTAAACTATCAGCTAGATAGTCTGAAATACTTTCATTACTGTTATTACTGTTACTGTAATAATCTTTATCTATATCTTTATTATTATCTTTATCTTTATCTTTATCTTTATCTTTATCTTTATCTTTAAGGTTATTTGGGTTCACTTGGGTTCCCAAAATACCCATTGGGTTAGTTGGGTTTGTTTCGGTTAGTTTGGGTTTCCCTCCCTTCTTACCATTTTCTCTGTTTCTATCTACTATTTTTTTATAGTTCTCAGATTGAATATCAAAATCTCTTTTAATACTGATGAATATGCCTTTTACCAAATCATCGTCAATAGTAGGTTGTATTCCTTTTTCATATTTACCAATTGCTTTTATAAGTTTGCCAGCTTGAATATCGTTCAGTTGGTCAAATAAATCAAAATGTGATTGGTAGATTATTACATTTTTTGCCATTTTTCTCTTTTTTTTTTTATCTACTTCAAGATAGTCAAAATATCCCGAATTGCCAAAATTATTTTTATTTTTTAATATTTTAATACTTTTTACTATAAATAAATATAAAAAAAGAAACCCAAACGCATACTTTTTACTACTTTTTTTTTATTACCTGTTAAATTAGTAGAGATTAAATACTGCTCCCCCGCCTAATGGGCATATATCGGGAGTTCTCTACAATATATCCCCATAAGGTTTCGCCAGTATACCTGTGGGGATTTTTTAATTTAATAAAGTTAGTGCATAAAAAAACCCCCATTCCTGAGGGTTTAGTTACTTTTGTATATATTCTCCTACTTTACAAATAAAGTGTCTGTATTTGCGTTATTTCCTATTTTATATACATTTTACTAACCTTGTCCTCTAGTTGGTTTTGTATCTTTCACTTTAGGGCCTTTACCCTTTATGCCTTTAGCATTTCCTTTCTTTTTACTCTTTAGTACCTTTACTTGTACATTCATTCCTTTAGCCATTATATTCCTTTTCCGTATTTGTTATTACTTAAATAATCCAATTCTATTTGAAGTGAATTAATTTGTTTAGATAATTCTAATACCAATTGTCTTAACTCATCAATTTGTTTTTGTTGAGCTTCAATTTTCAACTCTATGTCATATAAAGTTGAATTAAACTTTGGCTTACGATTGAATATCGTCAGCATCTTTTTGAGTATATTGTTTATATAACTCTATTCCTGCAATCTTCATTGCTACTCTATTTGTAGTATCCTTACTCATATTTCCTTTCTCATAAGTGTTGATACATATTGCTACTGCCTGTTCGTTGGTGTCGTATTCACTTGCTATTTCGTGCATACATCTACCTACATATGTTGCTTGGTCTTCTGCTGATTCTACTTTTGGTATTGGCATATTATTTTATTTTGATGGTGTCGTATCGTAGATACAATTGTATTGTGCTTGATTTCCTAATCCGTCATTACTTCCAAAGTATCCATATCCAAATGCTCTAATGATACCCACACCAGTTAATGTTATATATGAACCCAAAGTAGTTCCTCCAGCCCAATAAGGTGGATTTGTTGCAACATTACTACCTGATACATATAAAGTCATTTCTCTCTCACCTCCTGGTGCAACAAAACTATTATTTTGTAATCCAACACATGCATTCTTTGTAGTCGCATTATTAAGTGTATAATTTGGAACTTCTATACTTCCTGTATTTTCATATCTAACTCTCAAATTCCAACCATAACTTCCATCATTACCACTTAAATTAAATGAGCCAGTTACAATTGCCATATATACTTTTCTAAATGGAAATGCACTATCACCTTGATTAACAGGTAAAGTTAAAGACCCACTAAATTGAATTGCATTATATCTACAATCTCCACTTACAACATTTGTTCTAGTTGCACTACCTGTTATAGATGCTGATGGATAAAGTCCACTTGTATCAGCAACTCCATATTGATTTGCATGATACCATATACCAGTTGATTGGTCATATGAATTAACTAAATAACCCATATCTACATAATTAGATGCAGTACAACTATTCTCTGGTCTATGACTAATTGATGCAGTTACATCATAGAATAAGTGTGGAGTTACTTTCCAACTATCTAAGAATATAGCACCTGATTGTAAACAAGATGATGTAGTAAAAGATTCACCACTACCTGTTACAGTTAAAGACATTGAAGTTGACCCGGTCAAAGGAAATTCAGTTGCGAATAAACTTGCAGTCATAAAAGATGCAGAAGGTATTTCCCAAAATGTTCCACTAACCGATGAACTTGCATTTACTAATGTAGTTGCATTTTGATTTAATCTAAATACACCATTTGCTCCACCTTCTTCTACAAACTTATAATTTACAATACCATAAGGTACAAAAAATATTTCATTTGAGTATTGAGATACTGTAGGGTCAAATGGTTGGTCTACCGAAGAACACGATGTGAATAATCTGTAATATGCAGATTGAGATGGTTGTGGTACTAGGTTAGTAGTAGAACAGTTACCAGGGTTAATAGTAGTCCATGTAGAACCGCTATTTTGTGATACTTGAATATAACCACCAACACAACTTTTACAATTTATTAAATAAGTTCCAAATGTGGAATTTATTGTCAATTCAGTTAAAGATGCAGTAGTTACAGAATTCAAAGTAGGAGTACAACACACATTGGTTATACCTCTTTGAATATCTCTGCCTAATGATTGTTGTTGATTAGTATTTCTTAAATACAACATATTTTTTAGTTTATCTTAATGCTATAATAGCACCCGCAGTTGTTGATGACGATACCGAAGTAAATATACCTGGTATAAATCCTGATGCAGATACAAATGTCAATACTGAACCGTCAATAGTTTGTGCAGTTAAATTACCAGTTTGACCAATGTATAGTCCACCTGCTGTAAATGGTAAACTTCCGATTGGGTCTGACCCTGTAACCGCTTGTCCACCTGCAAACTGTCCGTTTTCAATGTATCCGTTTAAGTTAATGATTTTGCTCATTGTTATTTATTTTTATTTTATATAATATAATTTCTTTTCAAATCTTGCTTTAGATACAGTTTGCAAAGATAATGTTCTCCATTGTGCTCTACCTTTTTCTGATGTAAGAGTTGTTTGAACATTAAACATTCCTTCTGCTGCTTTTGTATCACTACCACCTTCAATACCATCACCAATTGGTCCTGGTTCCCACCACATATAATAATAATCAGTATTACCTTCTAATGTTTCCCATTCAACTCTTATTTTATTATTACGAGATGAACTTTCTAATAGGTCTTGAAATTCAGATAAACTTATTTCAGTTCCTTTTAATTCAAGTAATTTATTATATACTTTGTTACTATCCATTAGTTCTTAAAGATAATTGATAAAGTGTTTCACCTAACAATTGTGCAATCTCATCTAATTGATTTTGAATCCAACTATCTTGAGGTGCAGTCTTTCTTTCTATTTTCAACCACTCATAACAATTCTTAAAGTAAGAAATTGTTGCATCTAGTCCTGTCCAATCTGGAGTATCATGTACATCATATCCTTTTAATCTACCATAGATACCTGCGTATGATTCACTTAAACCATCTAACAATTCCAAAATCTCTGTATAAAAGTTTTCTAATGCTTTATGTTCACTAAACGATGTCGTTTGGTGATGCCATACAATTGCTTGTTGCTTTGCTGAATTAAAATACGATACTATTTCTACTATACTTGCCATAATTATTTCTTTTGTCCGATTAATGCAGGGTGAATATATTTGTTCTTTTTAGTTGCAGCTTGGCCTGGATAAGATGATACAGGTATAGATGGGTTTTCACCTTCCATATCATATACATCTATTCTTTGTCCTTTCTTAAATCTATTGTCTTGTTTAATTAAATGCTTTAACTTTCTTAAAACTGCTTCAGTTTCTAAATCTGATAATTCAACAATAGGTTTTTCTAAAATATCTTCCATTGATTGTTTTATCAACTTATGAGAAAATAAACCTTCAATACTAAATCCTTTCACTTTGCCTGTTTTGATATAATCTTTCCAAAGTTTATCATCTGTGATTTTGAACATACCTACCCAAGTTCCCTTTGGTAAATTTAATCCGTAATTATTAGATTTATCAAATTGACCATCCTTAATCCAGGATTCTACAAGTGTTACATTTTTAATTTTAACATCATGCTCCAATGTTGCTTGGTCTGTATACTTCTTTGCTAAATAGTTTTGAGCTAATTTAGCAACTGTATCCTTTGTAAAGAAAACCTCATATGGAGTTCCGTCTGCTTCTACTCTAATTATCTTTTTATCAGGAATTAAAATAGCACCAATTAACATGTGCTTCTCGTTATCTACTGCTGCAAACATTTGTGTCTCTTTTCCAAAATACATAAAATCAGATTCTATTGCAGGATTCTCTACTAAAGAGATTGCAAAGATTTCATCTTCGTTATCTTGTATCTGTAATTCAAATAGTTTCATATCTTAATAACATTATAAGTTGTAAAAATGGTTATCCCCCACTAAATGTTGCTGCTCTATTAGTTCTTCTATCTAATGCGGTTTGTGATTGAATATCTTGTGATACAACATATGCACGAATTGGTTTTTGTGCATTTGTTAAAGTTTGTCCTAATTGTGTTGTTGGATTTGCACCTTGTCCTGTTTGTATTTGTGGTGCTTGGATTCCTCCTATACTTGGTGCAGTTGGTGCACTTGCTACACTTCCACCACTTGCGGCTGCGGCTCCTCCACCGGATGATTGATATTTTTGTGCTTTAATTAAAGCAACTTGCTTATATCCAAATACCAATGCTGCAGCTGCAGCAGCTGCTCCTAATGCAGGCCCTACTACTGGAATTACTGCAAGAGATTGATATGCTTGAACTGCTGATTGTAATGTTCCAATAATTGCTTGTGCAATTTGCATCTTTTTATTATCTTCAAATGCTTTTTTCTTTATCTCCTCAATCTTTTCAGTATTACCTTCTGCATTTTGAATATCTTGGTCTTGCTGCATTTTCATTACAGACGATGCCTGACTTAATACACTACTAAGTGCTCCAAGTACTTGTGTTGCATATTGTAAGTAAGTATCAAACTTAGCTTTTTGAAGGTCAGTAGATTGTTTAGTATACTTTGCTTCAATGATTGCCTTATTCTTTTCAAATTCATCTAAATCAATTAAACCTTGATTATATTTTGCTTTATTATCATCTAATTCTTTTGCATGATTTTCATCTAATATAGCTTTCTTATTATCAAAATAAGACATTGTACCTTCAATCAAACCTTGTTGTTCTAATTCTAATGCTCTTAATTTTAAATCATGTTGTTTAGTTTGTGCGTCTGCTTCTAATTTAAGATTATCTTGGTCAAATGTTGCCTTTAATGCTTTTCTTAATTCTTGTTTTTCAGTTTCTTCTTTTGCAATGAAAACTTTATCTATTTCTAATGCTGCAAGGTCTTCTTTATATTTATCTGCTCTTGCTTGCTTAGCTTTTGATAATTCATTTATAATAGCCTGAGTTTTAATATCAGTAGCTCTCTTATTAAATTCTTGTAATTCCTTTAAGGTATTATCATCTAAAGTCTTTTGTTTGTCTTTTAGTTCAGCTTTTTTATTAATATTATCTGCATCCAACTTTATTAATTCTGCCTGTAATTCAGTTGTATCTTTACCATATTGTTTATTTATGGCAATCTTATCCTCTAAATCTTTTTTAGCTAATTGATATGATTTTTCTACAAATTGTTTTTCAATGTCTAATTTCTTTTGTTCTGTATCTGCAAGTGCTAATGCTTCTGCTTTAAGTTTTTCTAAACGTGCTTCATCTAATTTGTCTAAAGCCTCCATTTGTTTTAACTTATCAGCTAATGCTTTATCATCTATTTCTTTCTGACTTTTAGCATTTTCTTTTTGAGTTTTAGTAAGTTTCTTTGTTCCTGCTTCAAATCTTTGTACACCTGCATCATATGCTTCAACAGTTTTACTCCAACTACCTTTAAGTTGTTCATATCCTGCAGTAATACTATCTGTATCTAATGTGAATATACCTTTAATAATTTTACCAACACCTGCACCCGCTTCTTTAATTAAAGTAAAGAATGCAACAAATCCTGAATATACTTTACCAATACCAGAAGTTATGTATGGTAATGCTTTTAATGCCATCTCTAAAAAAATATCTAAAAGAGGTTGCATTACTTCTACAATACCACCAAAGATTTTTTCCATTCCAATTAACAAAGGTTCTAATTTTTTCATAGACCCCTCTGTTTGACTAAATGCAGCAACTAATCCACCTACAAGTCCAACTACTAAACCAATACCTGTTGCCTTTAATGCGGCACCAAATGATTGAGTTGAAACTTTTAATTTGTTTAAACCAGCACCCAATGTACCAAGAGGGCCACCTGCACTTTCTAATGTATCAATCCAATCAGCAGATACTCCTTTAGCAGATTTAATTTTATCTTCTAAATCATCAATTTGATTATAGATTTTCTTAAATTCTTCACTGCCAGCAGCAGTTTCTTTCAACTGCTTTTTCAATGCTTTTAATTCGGCAATTGAACCTTCTACATTAGTTTCTACATCAATTTTTACTTTGACTTGTTTGTCGGCCATAATCTTCTTTTAATATGTTTCCATGTATCTTTCCATGTAAAAGGTGTTTGATATTTTCCTTTTGCAATATCAACTCTTTCACTTACTCCATAGTATTCACCAGTATTCAATAATTCTATTATATCCTTTATCATATTCTTAATAACAATTTAATTTGTTTCTATTATGGACATGTTGTTAAAACAGATGCCGTTAAAGTTAAATATTGACCGACTGGAACATATGGTGGTACAGTTTGTATTTCATCATATACTGTTGCAGTTTTACTACTACCTAATAATGGTGAAGTTGTTACAATAGAACCTAATTCAAATGAACCAAATGGGTATAAAGTAGAATATATAAAACCTCCATTAGTACAATTTTTTAAACGATAATAATTTGTTGCTGGTGGACAAGATTGATATTCAGAACCGGTAACAAATATTAATGACCCACTAGGTTGATTTACTAATTCTTCTGTTATAGTTAATGCAGTTTTTGACCCTGATATATAACTTGTAACAATACTACCTGTATCAAATGATTGGTAAGGATATGATGTTGTATAATATTCAGATGAATCAAAACATTGCACTGCTTTATACCAAACCGTTGGTTTATATTGAATATTTAAAGAATTAGGAATTATCGGCCCTAATAATTGTAAATTACATTCACCTGTTTTAACTGAATAATCATTTATTGCACGAAGATGATAATAGTTTCCTCTAAAATTAACTATATCATTTAATTTCATATTGAAATAATCAGCAAGAGGTATAATTGCAGATGCATTTAGTAATCTTGTTTTTGGATTATATAATAAATCTACATAGGTAGACCAATATGTTGTATAAAGATTTTCAGTTGGTATTTCACCATATGATGCATTTTCATTATTATAAAGCAATGAACGAGAATCTGTTGTTGGAAAACTTCCTGTTACTACATTATAATTGTCAAAATATGGAAAATTAGTAAATTGAGTTGGATAAGTAATATTTGTTGTACCATATTGAAATCCTTGTATCCAATAAGGCTGACAATCTACTTGTCCATTATAAAAAAATAGACGAGGTAAAACTCTAGTAGGGTCGTAGTTGATACTTCCTATGTAAGTTGGTATGTATAAAGGTATATTTTGTGATGCCATAATTTATTTTTTATCTACCACATCTTGCCGATGTAACTCCTATTACTCCTGTTGATGAATTTATTGAATATATTAAAGTACCATTACTAAAATAAGTGTATCCAGTTAAAGGTGTAATTCCGTATTGGTCTATATATGCAACCTGTCCTGATGTTAACAAACCATTAGCAGTGTATATTTGTATTTGTATTGGTGAACTACATGCAGACAATGCTCCACTTGATGTAAAATGCCATACACCTGCACTATATTGTGAAATTGGTGGATTAATTCCTCCTACACTACCTGATACACCTGTTCCTGCCAATCTAAGTAAAGGACTATTTCCAAATGTTGTTTTAACATCAAAACTTCCTTGTGAATAAAAGTTTGTTGTATCTGTATAATATTGTTTACCATATTCTCTATTTGCTTGTTTTGCAAATTGTTGAGAAATATAATCTGTGTCTAAACTATCTCCAAAGTTTAATTTATTAACTGCTAAATTATTTGCAGGTATTACATCTATTGACTTATCTAAATTAATGTATCTATTAAAATCTTTTACTTGTCCTTTATTATACCAGCTATTAAATGTTTCAATAATAAATTGCTTTGGTAAATTCCTATTTGGATATATTACTAAATTAAATTTCTTTTGTAATCCTAATATAAAATCAATTTGTTTAATACCTTGTGTACCATATGGCATATTAGAAGGTATATCCATTACTAAATTATCACCAATAGATGTTAATTTATTTACTTCCAAATATGACCTTACAGTATTGTTTGGGTCTAATACAACTTGTACAGCACCCGAACCTGACGCTTCATATTCTAAATAAAATTTATAACTACCTGATGGTAGAAATCCTGAATTAAATTGTGGTGAAGCTTCAACTGTTTGAACTCTAGTAGGCCCTGCATTATATAAACTTATTTGTGTCATATAATCATTAATAAGTCCCAATCTTTGATTTGATATTGTTGTTCCTGAAGTAGAATCTTTTATTCTTAATGCAAAAACAGGAACAGTTTGAGTTGATGAACTTATTTGAAAATTAAGATTCACTACACCTCTTAATTCAGTTCCATAAGATGTACTCCAAACACTTGTACCTGAATTATAATTACCACCTGGATTTGTCAAAATATTAAACCATGGCAATTGTAAATCAGTAGATGCAGACATTGTGACATTTGTCATATTGCTACCTGATATCGGCCCTATCTTAAATAAACCATAAGTTTCTGCATCAATATTAGAGTATATAGGATATCTTAATTTATTATTACAAACCATATAAACATCATTTAACCAATCTTCTTGCATAAATGAAGATGAGTATGTATATCCTGCTTCTTGAAATATTGCATCCAATACAGGTTTAACTCTAATTGAAGGTTTAAAATCTTGCACACACAATCCACCATATTGAGAATCTATACCAAAGTTATTTTCTTCAGGTGAATAAGTTATTCTTTGTCCATATTCTGCTAATGGATAAACTATATCACCATTAAATAAACTACCACTCCAACTTCCTGTAATATTTTGTAATGATGAAGTATGATTATATTTTGCAAGTGAACTTAAATCTGTTAAATAATTTATATTAATATCTCTTGCAAATGATGATAGAGAACCAAACAAAGTAATTTCATATGATTCAATAAACTTATTAGCTAATAGATTTACTTTATTTAATTGAATGTATCCTTGAATAAGATATACAGAATCAAAATCTATGTATGCAGGAACCTTTATATTGGTCGCAAATAGAAATGGATTATCAATACTAATATCGTAAACATGTTCAAAAAAAGCATTGTTTACTTTCGTTCCAGGTAGGGTTATCTGTCTTGTAAATTCAGCAGGCAATACACCAATGTCAAATAAACCTGTAACATTATTTGAGATTAAAATATCCTCATCTGCAAATATATCCAATTGAGTTCCGTCAGCAATTAATCTAAAAGTAAATGCTTGTGTAGATATAATTCCCATATTACATTATTAATTTATATGGTTGTCCGTATTGGAAGTCTAATTGATATTGAATTAAACCATCTACAACTCCTGTTTTAAATACTATATTTTGAGTTACAATAGTGATAGGTCTTACATAATTATTTGCTTCATCATAAACCCAATAGATTTCATCAGATACTAATAATTGTTTTAGAATATCATTATAATCTTGAGAAATCCAAAATGAATTAACACT